ACTGTTATATATGATTCTTCCGGTACACGTTTGAATTAATAAGGAAACATAAATGCGCCCACTAAGACTTAAAGCATCTGGAACTCCGATTACTTCTAGTAATTTTCAGGGGATCCAAGAAATGACCGACGCAGAGATACAGCAGTATCTCTCGTATGTTATTACCAACAAATATGCAGATGACTGGGATGGAACACTTACCGGTGACCTGAACATGGACACTGCAAATGCTCTTAGTGGTTCTGCTATAGGCACTTTTACTGATACAACTAGAGATGATGCTATTGGTACTCACCCAACAGCAGGCACAACAACAGATACTACTTATTACTTTAAACAAATAACCTCAGCAGCTTCAGAAAGTATTACTAATCGTCCTCTTGGCTGGGAAACATCCGGAGATGTTGGTTTCAATGAATTCACGGACGCTGAGCTAGACACTGATGTACTTGATAAAGTTATTAATGATATGGTTTCTGAATCAGACTACACGGTAGGTCAATTTCATCTAGCTGCTTCTTCACCTACTGGTGGTACTTGGACTTCTCGTTACACTATTACAGATACAGTGTTGAGTGGTAACAACACTACTTACTTGTGGCAAAAGACTGCTCCCACATCCTCTGCAAATAGTGACCTTTCTTCTGTCACATATGATAGCGGAATGAAGCAAATGACAGCGGCACAAGTAGAGCAAATGGTTCCTAACTTTAGAAATAGAATCGTTGAAGATTATGGCACAACTCCTGGTGTAGGTTGTTACAAGGTACAATCATCTTCACCTACTGAAACAGGTACTTGGACACAAATGGGTGACGTAGGTGGTTTTTCTGACACTCGCCAAGAAGTAGATTCATCTACATATGCAGGTTCTTATACTGGTACATTCACCGGTGCCTATAACCAAGCTTTTAGTGGTGAATATACAGGTGCTAAGACATACACTGGTTCATATACAGGATCATTTTCTGGTGATTACACTGGCAACTACGTAGGAACTTCAGCATATTCAGGTAACTATGCAGGCGACTACGTTTTATATTACTCTGGTTATGTCGGCGGAACCTTTACAGGATACTACACTGGTTTCTATACTGGTGCTAAAACATACACTGGTTATTATACTGGTGCTTATGACCGAGCGTTTTCCGGTGACTATGTAGGTACTTCAAACTACTCCGGTTCATACACTGGTTATTTTAGTGGTTCATATTCTAGTGATTTTAGCGGAACATATGCTGGCGACACTGTTAAGGCTAGCACTGAAACCGTGAGCACCATCAAACTTTGGTTGAGAACTGCTTGACAAACTGACTATATAGTATTACAATATAGTTTTTAATTATGGAGAAATATTATGGCAGAAGCATCTGTTTCCGCAGACACACCTAAAAAACAATATAAAAATCCCTATTGGTCTAATAGAGAAAACCGTCATCTAATTGTTACGATTGTTCAGCCTAACGGTAAAGAGCAAATAGCCTCTATACATGATAAAGAAGGCACTAACCCTGATATGAAAGCTGTGTTGACACAGTATACCGAAGAACAAATAGATGACAACACAAATCAAGCACTTGAAAGAAGAAATGAAAATATTAAAAAAAGTGCTGAGAGGCGTGAATCTCAAAGAGCAAGAGCCAAGCAAGAAGCGCTATTCAATGCTAAATTAGAAGCGTTTGAGATTGACAGTATTAAGAATTCAAAAAATACACAATTCAAAAGATTAATACGTAAATCAAAAAGTATTATGGAAGTGCAGGCATACGCTACTATTTTGTTGATGAAGGATCTTGAAAGTGCCGAAGAAGAAAACTAAAGGGTTTTTAATTGTTGCTTCAAAACAAAAAGGATTTTATCGGCACGCTAAACTATTAGCAGAATCAATACGAGATTTTTGGCCAGAAGCTAATATTACATTCTTTACCCATGAACATTGGGTAGAACCTGAGGACTACACACTGTTTGACAATGTGATAACTGAAGGAATACCCGATCATATTCGTGCTAAACTCTGGGCTCTAAATAAAACGCCCTATGATATTACAGCATATCTCGATGCCGATATGATGTGTGAACATGAAGATATAAAAAATGTTTTTGATATTCTACCTCGCAATAAAGACATTGTGTTCACTAAGAACAGACCTTACAATTCTAAGGTGACACACTTATCAGCAACGGAAGAAATGACTTGTCACTGTGGATTTTTTGTTTATCGTAAAACTCCTGCTATGATGGATCTTATGGGTGCATGGTATACAGAGTATTTAGAACAAAGAAAACCTGGGTATGATACTCAACATTATCCTAAAGATGTTGTCAGATGGGACACCTTTACTATGTGGAAACTTCTTACGTATGGTGGACATAACATTAAATGGGGATATGTAAAAGAACCGGATGCTCGTTGGAACTTTGTCAATGGCTATCATTTTGAAGAACTACAAGGTGAAGAGATAGTATTGTATCACCACACAATTCCCAAGGACCAACTACAGTGAAGTGGATTGAAATTAATAACGAAGAAGTATTAGACATACTAAACGAATATAGTGATTGGTTCTTTCAATCTGATTTCTCTAAACTAATAGAGATTGCTCACGATAGAGAACGTCACCAAGGCATGACATTAGAAGAAGCCTGTGGTGAAGAATACTTAAAAGAAATTGTAGCAAAAGATGGTAAACATATTGGATATCCTGAAAAAACATTGTCTGTTGATATAGGAACTTCAGAAAATGCGCCCGATGACCACAAAGAAAAAAGAAATAAATTAGCAGAAGAACTATGTGCGTATCTTGGCGCTCGCAATCAAGCAGTAAATGTCTTTTATCCCAAAGAAGGATACATGGGTTGGCACAATAATTGGAATGCCTCTGGATATAACATACTATTGTCTTATTCTCCCACAGGCAATGGCTTCTTTAGATACATGGATCCTCTCACAAAAGAAATAGTTACTATGGAAGACAAGCCCGGTTGGACTTGTAAAGTAGGATACTATGGCAGAGGCAGAGAACCCGACAAAGTTTATTATCACTGTGCCGGGTCCTATGAGCCTCGTATTACTTTAGGGTTTGTTGTCCCTCATTTAGAAATTTGGCGTAGTATGATTGAGGACATTTCAGAAGAAGACGCTACTTCTTTCCAATAGCCATAAACCTGTCAAAGAAAACCTTACCTTCCCAATTATAATAAAACTGCTCTACTTGTCCTGTGTAGAGTGGTTTTGTTATGCCTGTGTTTTCTAAATGACCTTCAATACTATCAACACAGTTTATGCCGTACATTTCTTGTATGACATTACTAGTTTGTAAGGCAAACAAACATTCAGGGTTAGATGTTGTCATGTCTTTTAATGGATACATTTGTTCACATCCCAAAGAAATAACAATGTCAGTGTCTAGTGCATTAATGTCGTGGAATGCAAATGGTATGTCTAACTGTAAATGATTAATATCTGTGCCGTTGTCAGTGTAATACTTGTTGAATACTTTAGATAGTTCCAATGCTTCACTGTCAATATCAATCAAGTCCATGTGCTTTACTTTTATATTCTCACAGATGAGAGGCACCAAAGGAAATCCTAACCATGAATTTAGCACAATAATATTATATGCTTTTTTAGGTTTTATTTGTTTTACAAGTTCTTCCATCATCCAAACGGCAGCATCCATTGTATTTGGATTCATAGACTTGCGAAAGTCATCATGTTTGTGAGGCATTTCATGTTCAATCTTATCTAATGCCATTCCCCAATACCTGAAGCTAGTCAGGAAGTTCAATTTTAACATCTTCTGGTCTCTCCATTGAATCGTATAAACATATAAAAGGTGTCTCTCTGTATTTAAATTCTTCTATATCATTTGGATATTGATATCCATAGTTATAACTGTACACCCAACCACTAGGAAATGTTTTGATGTGGTCAGGGTCGAATCTATTGTAAAACAAATTATCGAGGCCTCGGTAGTACCAAAACATTTGACTAGGATAATCCTTCGTCATCTTTAAAAAATTTATCATAGATTCTTTTTCCATCAAAGAATCGTTCCATCGCAGTATGCTTGAGTTTAATTCAGTATATGCGTGAGGAATATGTTTTGTTTCTTGTTTTATTTTTTCTAAATTGTGCCATTCAGTTTTTACAAAAATTAAGTTATCCTCACATGGCCAATCTATAAAAGCATTTAAGTTTCTTTGTATCACAATATCCAGATCTAAAAATAGTTTTTCCCCTTCCTGCCACACAATGTTCGTATCAAACAAATACATTTTGTTCCACCACTTTTCATAGTAGTTATCTGCAGGTATGGCTAAAGGAATGACATTCGGATCTAGTCCTGTAGGATCCTCTGTTATACAATAGAAATTAAAGTTTCGTGTAACATGATTCCTACACTGTTTGTATATTTGATTTACATGAGAGGAAGGATATTTTGTTCCCCATTTTACAGTATAAATGTTTATCATTGCCAATGGGCCAATAAATCAGGATCTGCTAATTCATCTTGTTTTGTGTGACCACGACTCTTATCCTCAAACGGTAACAAGTCAATATTGAACACACATAGAATACACCCTTTACGATATGTGTCCACTCTCAGGTCATCCTCATCCCACGAACGGCCTCGGTTATATGAGTATGCCATCCAACTTGGGAAGTGTCCCCATAGTTTTTTGTAATTACTAAACTCACCCCAGCGCCAACTATGGTAGTTATCAGTGCCATCAGTGAAGGTATACCAAATCATTTCCTGATTTTTTATAACGTCATCCCATATACATTCAGTTTGATCGTCACTCCAGACCATACATGATCCGTTTGTATATGCACCGTGAGCAAGTTTAAAATTTCTTGTTTTCATTGGACGAGGGTCTTGCCACCAACTTCTAAGTTTTGTCGGCCTATCTAAGTCGTGTGTAATAATAGGACCCATATCATTTTGTATGATAACATCTAAGTCTAAGAAAACGAAACGGCCCGTAGGCTTATCGTCAGCGAAATTATGAGTATTAAAGATAAAAGTTTTAGGACGATCCCAGCAGCGAGCCATTCCATACTTGAAGCTATCAGTACCAAACCAATACTTAGGATGAATATTAGGAACATCAGGGAAGTCAATAACTTTAATCCCTGGATCAAGGCCATCAGGAAGATCCGTGTAACAATAAAAATGAAAGTCAAATATGCTAGCATCAGTGTTACGTTTAGCCATTGAATATAGTTTATTGACATAATGTGGTCCATACTTTGTTCCCCATTTACAACATATATAATTTACTCGCATTTCCATAACCTCAATAATTCTTTATCCTTCAATTCCTCAAACTTTATTTGTTTCTTTGCCTTTGGGTCCGGTGTAAGGTCAGTGTTGAATATACAAATTTTAGCATCGGGCCTATAAACAAATGGTTTTACATCTTCAGGATGTTTCATTCCTCTGTTATAACTGTAAACCCAATCATAAGGTATATTTTTCCAAAGGTCACGTTGTCTCCAATAATGATAATTGTCAGATCCTTTGTAAAATGTTTTGAAAATCATTTCTTCTTCTATTAAGACATCATAATATATATGTTTAGTTTGGTCATCATTCCAAAGCATCATACTAGAATTATAAAAGGTGCCCCTCATATCAATAAACAACCTTTCATGCTTTTGTTTTTCGGGTTGCCACTGTACATGAATCATTCTTGGCTTTCCAGCAAGTTCATCTATGGCATTTACATTATTTTGTATAACAACATCTAGGTCAAAGTAACACCATTTTCCTTCATACCCTAACCATTCCTTTGAGTTAAAAACTAAAAATTTTGATCTGTCCCAACAATACTTTTCTTTGCCAAACCAATAGTTAGGGTGAAGCAAGCCGTCATCCGGTATAGGATGTGTATCACATTTAAGTCCTTCTGTGTCATCTGTATAACACGTAAAGGTAAAGGGTTTCGTATAGTTTTTCTCAACCATACGATACAGATTGTTTACGTAATCTGGGGTGTACTTATCGCCCCATTTGATGCACACGAAGTTCATCATAATATTCTGTCACTAACTCCGGAAAGTCTGCCTGTCCATTAAGTAATGCTATTGTTGCGTCAGGTTTGTATTTGTGGCCGTCAAATCTAAAAGAATATATCTCATCTTCAGGCCAGTGTTCAAATGTAAAGTTTTCGTGGAATAAAAATCTATCATCACCTGCATATTTTACCATGTAATAATCTTGATCTTTTTTCCAATACTCGTATATATGTCTCGCATCTTCCCATAACATTACGCTTGAGTTAAAGTTGCTTAGATAGTTATAAGACCACCGCTTGTCTTTATGATAGGGGAAGTCTTCACGTTTCCAATAAGTATAACAAATCATTGGGTGTTTGTCAAGATATTCAAACAAATGACCTATGTCTTTTTGTATGGCTACATCTAAATCTAAGTATAAAGTTTTGCCGAAACGATATTGGAAAAGTTTGACCTTTTCCCAATGTCCTTCAGGTTCACCGTCAATCGGAATAGTATAAATATCAGAACGTAGTCCTTCAGGATTATCGGTCACACAAACATAGTTATACTTGCCGTTGGTGTCAAGATATATGCGGTTTACATCATCTGCTGTGTATTTGTCACCGTATTTCAGTGTCAAAATAGTTTTCATCACAAGTCCAAAATGTTATAAATAAGTAGATACATTAATACTTATAAGATATTTATATGGCTACAGTAGAGAATCTAGTAATAGATCAGGGACAAACCTTTTCTTTTGAGCTTACTCTCAGCAATGCTGACGGCACTGCTAAAAATCTGTCCGGTTATACAACCACATCACAGATGAGAAAGAGCTATTATTCTTCTACTTCAACGAGTTTTACAACGGCCCAGGTTGATGCTACAGGTACAATAACTATATCATTGACTGCAACGCAGACCTCGGCAATAAAAGCTGGCCGTTATGTGTATGATATTGAAATTGCGTCAAGTTCTGAGACTCTTAGAGTTTTAGAGGGAATAGTAACAGTAACTCCTGAGGTAACCCGCTAATGGCAGTTAAAGTAACTTTACCACAAAGCAGTAGTAGTACCACAAAAGTATCTACCACTACTCCTGCCAGCAGAGTTTCAACGATAACAACTACACAATCAAGAACACAAACTGCAACATCATTATCCGGATTACAAGGAATAGATGTAACAGGAGTGCAAGATGGGTATACTTTGGTTTATGATTCAGACACAGGAAACTGGGAAGCAGCTCCTGCATCTGATGTTGCAGCAAACGTACAAAATTTAGACGGTGGAACATATTAATAATAACAATAAACACAGAAGCTAAGAGGAGAAACTAATGGCAACTGTAATTCAAATAAAGCGTTCTTCAGGTTCAACAGCACCTACTACGAGTGATCTGGCAGAAGGCGAACTGGCGTATAGCCAGGACCAAAGTGGTTCAGGTGCTGCGGCTAAGCTCTACATTGAATCAGTAGATTCTGATGGTAGTACCGCTGTAATTCATACCATTGGTGGTAAGTATTACACTGATGCAATTGACGCAGCTACTGATTCAAACACAGCAAGCACTATTGTAGAACGTGATGGATCTGGCAACTTCAGTGCAGGCACTGTCACAGCAGCACTTACTGGTAACGTAACTGGTGATGTTACAGGTGATGTAACTGGCGACCTTACTGGTAACGTAACAGGAAACGTGACAGGCAATGTTACAGGTGATGTAACTGGCGACCTTACTGGTAACGTAACAGGTAATGTTACTGGTGACGTAACTGGCGACCTTACTGGTAACGTAACTGGTAATGTTACAGGTGACGTAACTGGTAACGCAGACACTGCTACAGCACTGGAAACAGGACGTACAATTTCAATTTCAGGTGATATGACTTACACTTCACCTACTTTTGATGGTACTGGTAACGTAACTGCTGCAGGTACACTTGCAACTGTAAACAGCAACGTAGGTTCATTTGGTTCTACTACTGCTGTTCCTGTTGTAACAGTTAATGCTAAAGGTCTCGTAACTGCTGTCACTACAGCGGCAATCGCTACTTCATTCGACATTGACGCAGACAGTGGTACTGCTGACACAGTATCTGGCGGTGAAACACTCACTTTCAACGGTACAGCAAACGAAATCGAAACTGCTGTTGCTGACAATGCTATCACTATCGGTTTGCCAAATGATGTAACCATTGGCAACGATTTGACAGTTACTAATGACGCAACTGTTAGCGGTAATGCTACTATTACAGGTAACTTGACTGTAAATGGTACAACTACTACTTTGAATACAACCAACTCAGTAGTTAGTGATACTCTTATCGAACTCGGTAACGGTGTTTCAGGCGCACCTGCTAATGACTCAGGTCTTGTTATTGAACGTGGTGATAGCGATAACGCTTTCATCGGTTTTGATGAATCAGCAGACAAGTTTATTGTAGGTACAGGCACATTTACTGGTGCTTCTACTGGTAACTTGACAATTTCTACTGGTACACTTGTTGCCAACTTAGAAGGTAACGTATCAGGCGGTACTGTTTCTAGCTTGTCAGCTGCTATTGCTGTAGGCGATGGTGGTACTGGTGCTACTACTTTTACTAGCAACGGTATTGTTTACGGTAACGGAACTAGCGCACTTCAGGCTACTGCTGCAGGTACTGATGGTTACATCCTGTACTCAAACAGCGGAACTCCTGCTTGGACTAACACCTTAGACGGCGGAACTTACTAATTTAATTTTTTGAGGATTTGTTATGGAAGAGCTTCATCAAGAGCAGGAACACAACAACAATGATGTTTTGGTAAATGAGTATATTAATACTATTGCTAAAAAATATAATGATACGAGCCTAGAGGTAGTTAACCTACAAGCTAGGCTTAATGTAGCAACTAAGGAAAAAAATCAGCTTCTTAAAGCAATTGATAGTAAAGACAAAGACATTGAAGAATGGAAATCTTTACTTCACGAGGAAAAAGGTAAAAACAAAGTAGTACAAGTAAAAGAAGTAATTAAGGAAGTTCCTGTTGAAAAGATTGTTGAAGTTGAAAAAGAAGGGATGCCAGCAGATGAAGCTCTTATACGTGAAAATGAGTATTTGAAGAAAGAATTGAATACTTTAGAAAAAAAATTAAAAAAACTGAGGCAACGTCAGGAGGAGATAGCAGATGGCGGTGGTACTTAAACCGAAAAGATCGGAAACAGGTAGCAGTGTACCAACAACTAGTGACTTAGCTGTTGGCGAAATTGCTATAAATACAGCAGATCAGAAGCTGTATATTAGAGACTCTAGCAATAATATTAAAGCTATTGGCGGTGGTTTAAACGTAACAGATACAGATACTACAGTATCAGGATCTTCTACTATTCAGTTTAACGACACATCAACAGCTTTGATGACGGTAACTGACGGTGGATCAGGTACATCAACAGTTGCAGTAACTATTAATGCTGACCAAGACTACGGATTGATAACAGATTCGGTTGGTGTGGGCAACAACCTTGATTATGGGAGTCTAAGCTAATGGCGACTAGAATAAAATTTAGACGTGGTACAACAGCGCAGCACGCATCATTCACTGGAGCGGCTGCTGAGATCACAGTAAACACAAGTAAAAATACAGCAGTCGTACATGATGGTTCTACAGCCGGTGGTTTTGAATTGTTAAGATTTGATCTTGATAACTTGGATAGTACAGCAACTATTCCGGGATCACAAGTAGATACCCTTGACGGTGGAACATATTAGGAGATAAACAATGCCAACAGTATTACAATTAAGACGTGGAACCACCGCTGAGCATTCATCATTCACTGGTGCAGAAGGTGAGGTAACCGTCAACACAACTAAAGACACCCTTGTAGTACATGATGGTTCTACACAGGGCGGTTTTGAAGTAGCCCTTGCAGATGGTACTAACCTTAGCGCTGACACTGATGATATAACAGAGGGTAGCACCAATTTATATTACACTGATGCAAGAGTAGAATCATATCTATCAGGAGGAACAGGTGTTACCTATTCTTCTGGTACAATCAGTATAGGACAAGCAGTAGGTACTGGTGACAGCGTAACTTTCGCAGATGTCACAGCACCTCTTACAGGAAACGTAACTGGTGATGTTACTGGCGATCTCACTGGTAACGTAACTGGTAATGTTACAGGCAACGTAACTGGTGATGTTACAGGTGACTTAACTGGTGCTGTTACAGGAAATGTAACAGGTAATGTTACAGGCAACGTAACTGGTGATGTTACAGGTGACTTAACTGGTAATGTAACTGGTAATGTAGATGGTATTGTTGGTGGAACAACTCCAGCAGCCGGCACGTTTACTACTGTCAATACCTCGGGTGCTTTAACAGTAGGTGGAAACTTAACTGTTAATGGTACAACTACAACTATTAACTCAACTACCTTAACAGTAGATGATAAAGAGGTTGTATTAGCCAGTGGTGCAGCAGACTCAGCAGCAGCTGATGGTGCTGGTATATCAGTAGACGGAGCAAGTGCTTCTATACTGTATGACCACACAGGAACTCAGTGGGAAATCAATAAGCCACTTGAAGTTACTGGTGCTATTTTACCAGCAGCCAATGTAACTTATGACTTAGGTTCTTCAAGTTTAAGATGGCGTGACCTGTATTTGTCAGGCAGCACACTTGACCTTGGCGGTACTACAATGTCAGTCAGTAGCGGTGCTTTTGAAATGGCTAATGTTAGTGTTACTAGCACTTTTACACTTGATAGTGTAGGTCTTACAGCAGTACAGACAAGTGCAGAATCATTTGCTGATAATGATACAAGTGTTATGACTTCAGCGGCTTGTGAAGATAGATTTAGAATTAATGTATATGATTCATCCGGTTCATTGTTGAACTAAGGAGTAAAGTGTGGCAATAGTATTAAAACCTAAAAGAAGTGAAGTTTCAGGCGCCCCTGCTACCGGAGACTTAGAAGCAGGTGAGCTTGCTGTAAACTTAGCAGATAAAGAAATATTTGTTAAAAACACAGCAGGCACAGTGATAACTATTGCTAATTTTGCGGCCGCAGATCCTAGTTTGACATTTCCAACAGGAGATTTGGGTGATTTGTCTGCACAGACTACAGATGCTTTTGGTCAAACTATAGGAACAACTTTTGACAGTTTAGATACCCCGCCCGGCACACTGTCATCACAAGATTTAGGAGCTTTAGTTTAATGGCAGATCGCAGAACCAGAGTAAATACTAAAACAGCGTCCACATGGACTTCAACGAATCCTGTTTTGGCAGAAGGTGAAGTAGGGCATGAGTCTGATACAGGAAAAATAAAAGTAGGCAATGG